AGTGCGTTGGTGGTCATACGTACACCTTCGGTTAGTGGAGTTGGGTCCACTGCGAAGTTCTTGTAACGTAGGAAGTTAACACGTAGACCAGGTGCGACACCAAGCTCGGTCTTCTTAACAGCGAACTGCTCGAAGCGAAGGATTGGCATTGCCTGGAATAGGATTTCCTTTGACCAGATGGTCTGAATAGCCTGCGAAAGCTGGCTGTTCGAACCTGAATAAGCGGTAGGCGCAGAAGCGAGCTGCGACGAACCAGTAATAGCTGAAGCCATTAGTTTTGTCCTTTCAAAGACGTCGGGTTTTGGTTATTAGTTACCGAACAATCCCTGTCCACGGTTATTACCTGCTGTACCAAGTAGCTTGGCACGGTTCTTCGCATAATCTGCCATAGACATATTAGAAATGTCGTTTGGTGAGTACTGTCGTGAGTCCGAATCGTTGTCGAGGGGTCCAGAGGCAGGGCTCGTAATACGAGTTCCCACCATTTCCTTGCGGCTCTGCTGTGCAACTTGCGCAACAGAATCGAAGATTTTAGAAGAACGTTCCTTGAGTCCAGCAATGCTGCTCTCAATTTCGTCCTTGGTATTTCCAGAAATAAGGTCGATTAGTTCTGGAATGATTGCGTCACGTTCCTGCTCTAGGCGCTGCTGGCGGTAAGCCGATAGCTCCTGAAATTCACGCTCACGCTCTAGAAGGGCGAATGCTTTTTCACGGTCTTCACGCTCACGCTTGATTTCCGCCTGCCATTCCTGTTCCTTCTTTGCAAGAAGGTCACGAACCTCAAGTTCGGCTTCTTCCTGCTTCTTGCGCTCTGCTGCCGCCTCAGCCTCACGGGCCTGACGAGCTGCCTTGCGCTCTGCTTCTTTAGCCTCTCGCTCCTGCTCCTTTGAGCGGAGTAGTGCGAGCTCTTCCTGCAGCTTCTCTACCTGAGGATACAACTTAGCCTTCTCCTGAGCACGTGCTTTCTGAATTGCTTCAGCCACTTTGTCAGTGTTAGGGATAAGGGTTTCCTCTGCAAAAACCTCTGCAGGTACTTCGGTAACCTCGGTTACCTCTGGTGTGTTTTCATCCATGGGGATTCTCTTTTCATTCTATGGGTCGTTTTCCGAATTAATGCCACTTGACCTTGTCAGTTACAAGATAAGTTCAGCAAATAATCTGCTGAATTTCTCGCTAAAACTAAAAGTTTTTAGTCTTTGTCAACCGCAGCTCTTTGGGGAAGTTTAGTTCCGTAAGCCTGAGTTACCAAAGTATTTCTAATCTCCTGCTCGGCGCTCATGTTCTGCTGGGCGGCCATGTCTGCCGATTCTGGGGTCTCTGTGCCTGCGGGGCCTAGCTGACCATCACCAAGGATGTCGCCGTCACCCAACTGCATAGGGTCCATAGGAGTTGCCGTGCCGTCAGGGCTCACCATCATTCCGGTAAGGTCCATAAGCTGCTTAGTAATCTGTGCCTTGATTAGGTTCAGGGCACCTTCAGACTCAGCGTCTGAGATAAGTTCAGAACGAATCTCTTCGAGCTTCTCTTCTGGGAACTCTTCTCCAAGGGCACGTAAAGCGCCTTCCTTAGACTCAAGGCCCATAGACATCTTCTGTGAAAGCTCGTTCAAAAGAACCAACTTGTCCAAAGGCAGTGGTGCTGGGAAGTGTGCGTAAGACATGTACGTAACTGGGTCGTTAGGGTCAAGCTGCGGAAGCTGCCCGTCTTTGATTGGCCCGTCTACGTCAGGGTTGTAAGTGAAAGTCTCAGGTTCCTTAACCGCAAGGTTAAGCATAATGAGCTCGTTAATCTTTTCAAGACCAGCACCGTATTGAGACTTCTTCTGAGTCCAACGGTTCATCAGCGGCTGGAACTGAATAGATAGCGCAACACCCGAAGTGTTAGAGATAGGCTGTGCCTGACCAAGTGCAGTCTCAGGGATGTTCATGAGCTCGTGCATTGACATCTTCAAACGGTCTAGGTACTCAAGAGCACCTTGGATACCAGCACCGCCACCTTCAAGGTTGAACACCTGAGAGTCCTTAGGTAGACCTCCCCAGACCTTCTTAGCACCCTTCTCAAGGTTGGCTGCCTTAGCACCGATGATGATAGTCACAGGTGAAGCGTGGTAGTTGATGATGTCCGCTACGTCAGTCGAGATTTCGTTGTACGCACGGTTAATCGTAATGATGTCATGAGCGTCTGACAGGCCCCACGGAGAACCAGATACTGGAATGTTAGGGATGTGTACAACAGGAATCTCGCCTAGTGGGTTAGGGCGTGAGTCAATGAGTTCGTCGTTGACGTACTCTTCAATGATGTCGTCAGTAAGGATTTCAGTGTAAGTAAATACCTGACGAGTTCCTTCCAAAGAGGTTCCCCAGAAACGGTACTTCTGCTTGAAACGAAGCAAACGAGTACGGTCGTGTGGGTGGAACTCCGGGAAGCAGAACGCCGGGTTCAACGGAAGAATGCGAACACGGCCTGGGTGGTAACGGCCAATTCCATCCTCCCACGCTTCTTCGTAAGCAATCTTTACAAAGCAGTCACCAGTGATTCCACCGGTCTGTGCCATCTCGAATAGTACACGCTGCTTGTCGTTGTCTACTTCCCAAACACGCTGCAGACGGTCAGGAACAATGGCTTCAGTAAGTTTAGGGGAACGGAAGTGAACGCCGTTACCAAAAGTGAATCGTGCAAGGTAGTCGAGGAACGCACGGTAGTAGTTAATTGAAATCTGCATTTCGCCTTGTTCACGGCGGTAACCCCAGTGGTGACCAAGGTACATCGCCCAGTTAAGGCTGTAACGGTTTAGGCGAGGACCGTGAACCTCAAACTCTTCATCAGCAAGCTCAACAAGACCAAGAGGTGAAATCGAAATTGTAAGGTCAGACGACGCTGCACGATAGCTAGGGGGAGAAAAGTCAAGAAATGACATTACTTCTTATCCTTTTTACCTTTAGGCTTTTCTTTTTCATCAGACTTTTTACCACGAGCCTTAGCTTTGGACTCTTGGTATCTCTTCAACATCTCTTTACGTTCGTTAACTTCGGCAGAGTCAATGAACTTTCCGCCAAGCTCTAAATAGCGGCGGTGAACCCAGTGAGATGCACCGGGGTTAGGGTAGATGCGATACTTAGCCTTGGCCTGCGCTACGACCATGGCGTAAAGTTTTTCATTAGTAGGCACTTCTGCCATTTGTTCTCCTCCAAGTTGTTAGCACCCCGCCCTTACGGACGGGGCGACCAACAAACGTATTAGTCGTTTACGACTGTTGGGTTAAGACGCATGGTGCGACCACCCGAAACAACCTTAGTCTCGACGACCTGTTCTGCGTTCTGGCTGTATGAGCCGTGAGCGAACTCGCCAAGGAAGGTTGGTGCTTCAATCCATGCTGCCGAACCGACGTGTGCACGCTCTGAGAGAGTCTCAGCAGCTGGCTTCTGCCATACTGGTGCATTGCGGTTTGGGCGACCAGGAGCGGCTGCGAAGCCGTTCATGATACCAACCTGGAAATCATTTGGTACGTCAGTGTCAGTAGCGACACCCTCTTCAAAACGAAGCGGGCCACGACGCTCTTCGTTGTCTGCAAGCTTGCGCTCGTAGACCTGAGGTGCACGCTCTGGGAACTGAGGTGTTGGACCGATACCCATGGGGACTCCTTATGTATAGGGAATGGAAAGTCTAGACTGTTTCCAATACTTAGTTTCTCGTGTTATTGGGGTTTTTGCACACTGAACTCAAACTTTTTAGAAAAACATGCTTGAGTTAACTTCAACTGATGGCATGACTAATTCTCTGGTAAGAGAGCAAGCAATAGCCAAAGAGTATACAAAGTCATCGTGAGCGTACGCCTCATCTGGGGCTGCCACCATAAAGTTAGGGCCTTTGTACTGAACTTCGGCGTCAGTCATCTGCTGGTAGAACCGCTTCCACACACGGAGGCGTCGAGTTTTAGCGTGGGAAGGGTACGACAAGGACCGTCTCTGGATTAGCTCTTGAAGATGCTTGAATCGTTTAGACTGCTCAGATTGACTGGATGTTACCGACACTATCTCGGCACGGCCCATAAGAATCTTTAGTCGTTGGGCTACTGCGTCACCGACACCGTTGGCGTCTACTCCGATTGCCAGAACGTCATAGTTCGAAAGGAAGTTAACAATTTGGAAATACTGTTCTTCCCAGTCGTCGCCTTGTAGTTCCAACCAGTTGAGGATTCTATGGTCAAAATAGCCGAACTCATCAGGCCTGTCCCAGTCAACCCAGACGACTGTGACAACAGTGGAGTCCATCTTTCTAGCAGGGTCGATTCCGACCACAACAGGGGTTTGGTGCCAAGATTTGACCAACTCTTGCGAAGTATCACCCAGCTCATCCAAGAGTCCACTTGTAACAAACATACCTCGTTCAAGTAGCCATTTGCAGTTATACGACATCTGGAACTCATCTGAGTCTTCTCCAATACGTAGTTTTTCTTTATCAATAAAGAGGCGGTAGTTATCGTTTACTTTTGCTACTTCACGCCAGTCCCACTGGAAATGGTTCTGTCTTTTACCACGACCGGTTTGCTGGCGCTTGTTTAGCTGAATGGCTTTGTAGAAGTTATTTTTTGATGTGGTTGGTGTTCCTGTTTTTACCATTGTACCAGCGTAATAAGCCAGCATAGGGGAAATTGATTTAGCAACAACAAAGTCGTCTGCCTCTTGACACTCGTCGATTACCACAAGGTGAAACGACTTAGATTCAATCTTTGCTCTTGGGTTGGCTGTCATCATGGTCATGGTAGAACCAGACTTTTTAAGTTTGATAGTTTTGGTGACACCAGCTATTTTCTTGGCTTCATCGTCAATCTCTGGGTCACCGAGAACCTCAATCGCTCGCTCAGAGGTAAGGCGACTAACGGTACGGCTGAAAAGAGTTTCCGCCTGACCTTCTGTCGGAGCAAAGAGCCCCACCCACAAACCATCTTTAAACTTACCTAGCAAGTCAGGGTAGATGTTGGCTAGCCTCGGCAACAGCACCATAAGCGTGGCTACTGTATCGGCTACTGTCTCAGATTTTCCTGACTGACGTGCTGCGAGAGCGGTGACCTCGGCGGCGTCGCCAATAAGCACCGACTCCATCATTCTTCTAGCGAGAGGCTTTTGGTAATTGTGAAGGTCGTGACCTACCAATACCACCATAAATTGGAGCATTTTCTCAATCAGGCGGTCAATGAAGTCCTGGGTAAGTTGGTCTTCGTCTTCTTCGAACTCATTCTCAATAGAGTGGTCTTCTAGATAGAAGTTCGGGTTGATTTCCTCAAATTGAGGTAGGTCGTCCTCGTCGTCTTCGTACATCAAATTACACGTCTCTTAAGTTCTTTAATAATTTCCAACACTGTGTCTGCTGCGGTCTCAGCTTCTTCTAAAGCGAAGATGCCATCCCTACCGTGATGGACTACGTTGCGGCCTACTGTTGGAAGCAAAGTTTCTACGTAGATAACTAGCTCAGGCGTTGATATCCCAGCTATCCTCTTCTGTAACTTTGTAGGCTGGTGGTTCCCATCCTTCTTGAAAATCTTCATCTGTTAGTACTCGTCCTTCTAGTGCTCGATTTAATGCAGTTTCTTCATCTGGTTGTGTGCCTGTCCATTTACCATACACAAAAGCCTTATGCTTAGGCAGTCTAAAGATAAACGGTTCAGAGGTACGGAACGGCTCTTCAATTTCTTGAGTCCATCCACGTACTACTAGCTTGTTTTCCCAGTTAACTGGAAAATGTACAATTTGTACAAAATGTTGTTTTCCGATGTTGTGTACCTTTGGCATGTTCCTAGTTTACTTCCTTTTTGGCGGCTTTCCACCTTTAGACGGATTAGTTCCCTTACCTTTTGCTAACGCTCTAGAAGCTGCGCTATTGGGGTTAAGTTGCGATTTTGTTTGCGCTTCTTTTTTAACACCGTAAATCTTTTTACCGTAAGGGTCTAAGGTGGCTCGTCTAGATTTATACCTAAACTGGTTAGTTCTTGCCATAAGTTGAATCTGAGACAAGAAGTCGTCACTAATACCGGTAAGGTCTGCTAAGCCCTGTGGTTTAGATAAGAACTGGCGGTTAATGTACGGATTTCCTTTTGAGATAGAGGAGTGAAACTTAATCCACTCATCTCTACTTACATCGTAGTAGTTCCACAGTGTTCCATCTCGGAACATGACGGTTAACACTCCACGGTTTTTATCGTAACCAGCGGCTACTGTGCGGGGCTTTTTAAAGTTAGTTGATGATGTAGGAACGTCAGTTAATCTTGCGGGGCTTCTGTCGTTGATGTCTTCCGCACCCTGTTGCTGCGGCTCTTCATAGTCATCATCGGTATAAGGGTCATAGGTTACGCTGTCTAAGTCAAAAGACTGAGCAAACTGGTTGGCATTAAAGATAGTCTGTAGACGCACCAACTCTGCGCTGTCGTAGCCTACTGGCGGCTGATTAGGGTCTGCCACAATTCTCCTTGAATAAAATAAACCGTGCTACCAGTGTATCGGCAGCACGGTTTATTTATGGGGTTAATTAGCTAGCAGCAGCGTATGCAACAACAGTGATTGCGTCGCCAACCTCAACCTCGTCAGTGCCTGCAGCAACCGACTGAGTCTTAACAGTTCCAGCAACACCAGTCAATGAACCGGTAGCGTTGATGCCAGTGGTGTCTGCGACGGTGAAGCCAGTACCTGATACGGTAACGTTACCTGAAGCGGCAGCAGTTACAGTCCAAGTACCAATTGCGTAAGCAGGAACTGCAACAGGGCTTGAGCCTGCTGGGGTACCCGCAGCAATTGCCAACTTAGTACCTACTGGGTAAGCAGTGCTTGCTGAGGTGGTGTAGACAACTGCGCTAGTTGCGCTGGTTGCGTTGAAGCGAGTGATGTCCTTAGCAGCGTTGGTAGCAGCTGAGCCAACAGTAACAACAAGACCTGCATCCTCAAGGATGTCGGTTGCGTTAGCGGTGGTCTGACCGATTACTGAAGGAACTACGATGTAGCCAGCGCCTTCTGCACCCGCAGTGTTAGGGGTGTAAAGTGGGTAGCCATTCCAGCCTTCGTAAGCGATTGAGTGGTTGTCAAGAGTAGCGTCGAGTAGTCCTCCGCCGTTCTCTTCACGGTCGTCGTTTGGCTGCAGTGGGAAGTTTCCCCACACGAAGTCAACGGCGACGTTACCTGCGTCATCGACGAGGTTTCCGTTTTCATTAGTTGCCATGATTTTTTCTTTCTCTAGAGTTGTTTGGTTCTTTCCCGTGCACGGGGAAATCTTTATTCTTCGTATTCACACTCGTGTGAATCCAGCTCGTTTTCGTAAAGAACGTCAGCACAGAACCTGCAACGGAAAAACCGCACATCGTCTAGTGCTTCGTGTAGCGAGTCCGATTCGTAGTCTTCATACTCCACATGTGCAGCATGAAAAAGCTCTGGTGGAAATGGTCCATGAGGACGATACGGTCCCTTAGGAACCACATGTCCTTGAACAGCAAACTTTCTAATTAAAGGCATTATTCGCCTTCGCTAGGTTCCGCTGCTTCTTCCACAACTGGAGTCTCCTCTACAGGAGTCTCCACCTTCTTCTTTGAAGTTTTAGGGGCTACTGCTGCAAGAGCCGAAGCCTTTATCGCATCAAACTCGTCAGTGGTCTTAAGGAGACCCGACTTCTGTAGTTTGTGCAAGAACACCGGTAGGTGATACTGGCAGTAAGGGATGTTGAACGTGTCGGTTACTTCGTAAACGTATAGTGCATTTGATTCGCAGTTTGCGCATTTTGCCATTTTATTGGTCCTTCTTAGCTGCTCGCATTGTTTTCTTTTTGTCTCGCCAAGCCTGGGCTACGTTAACCTTTACCTGCTCTGGAGTGCTCTTTGTTCCAGCAGGGAAGATTTTAGGATTAGCGGCGTTTTTAGCCATACGTGTGCGCACACTGGCTGCGTTTACTTTGCTTCCACCAGTTATTCCACGAGCTTTCTTATCGGCGTTAAAGTCTTTCATTTTAGCTGAGCCAGATGACTTAGGTGTTGGTTTTGCTACAGCGCCGCTCTTGACTCCGGCCCCTGAACCTCGTGGTACAGGCTTAGGTGCTCCTGGTGCCCTAAATGAGCCTGTGCCTTTCCTAGAACCAATTGCATCTTTAGCAACATCTACAACTGCGTTTGCTGCCGTAGTTGCTACTGTCTCAGCGATTGTCTTTGCTGTAGATTTAGGGGGTTTAACAGAAGTTGAGGTATAGTCAATCGAAGAGTGGTCTGCTTTTATGGCTACGTCCTGGCCACGTTCCTTAGCTTTTGCTGCTAAAGAATCGGCGTGGCTCATAGATTCCAGCATCCGTTCATGACCGAGTTGAGTCTGAGTAGCAATGTGCTCTAAGTTTGCTCGGTGCTTCTTAAGGCCAGTAACAGCCTGCACTCCTTCAGAGATAGCGGTACCGATGTCTGCCCCAGCTCTAGCCACTGCGTCGCCAACTGGCTTGGCAGAGCCTAGCTTGTAAGGTTGTGATGGATTACTCATGAGTCTAATTTATCCTCTACTGCGCCTAGTCTGCTGTCTAAACTCTTAAACATTTGATTACCCTCATCTAGACGAGAATCAATTTCTCCGAGCTTCTTTTCTACTCTTTTTAGTGAATCTTTCATAGAAGACCCCCCGTTGTGTTTCAGTTCACCGTCAATCCGGTTAAGGCGCTCCATTACTCCTGGCACGGCTTGTCTTCCAGGAGCCGCATCTTCGCCTTCCCAATCACGAATAAACTTATCTAATGAGTTTAGCAGGTTTCGGGTTTTTTTAATAACTGGACGGGTTAGTCCCCAAAGCACAGCAATTGCCCCTCCAACAGCGATGATAGTGGTAGACCACATAGTTACTTGGTCCACGGGCTATCTCCAGCCTCGTCGGTTACCGCCACCAAATCCTTCAGAGTTCTGTCGCCCTCGTCTAGCCCAAGCAAACGCCGTCTGCCTGTTAGTCGGAGACCTATCCCCGGCCCTCATGACTTGGGTAAACTCGTGCCCCAAACTAACCTTTTTACGGTTGTTCGGGGCTACGAGTGTACGCTTCATCATTACTTTGCGTCTTCTCCAGGAGCGACGGTAGCCTCGTCATCGTCATCGTCCTCATTGAGGTCGTCGTCCGAGTCGAAGTTTACGTCATCGAAAGTGAAGTCGCCATCTTGCTTAACCTTGAGAGCTGCCTCCAAGTTCTCGTTGTTCTCTGCTGACTTTGCGACTGCTGCACGGAATGCGTTAGCGATGTCCTGAGGGTTCAGGGTTCCTGACCAAGCAAGGGTTACACCAATGGTGGTTAGAACGACAGCGAATGCCGAACCTACACCGATTAGCGAACCGAGCACCCAGTCACCGTTGGTAGCAATTGCACCAACACCTGTACCTGCGAAGAAGGTCGCAAGGAGCAGACCAAACGCACGTGCGAGGATGGTTTTAATAAGTTCTTTCATTATTTGGTTCCTTCTGCAGCAGGTGCTGCTACTGGGGTTGAATTCTTCTTCCAAAGCTTGACTAGGTCAACTTTGTCTGAGGTTGCACCAAACACGCCTCTAACCTTGCGGCTGGCGGTGGCATGAAGGTGATTTCCGCTAGATGCGGTGCCAGTTGTTCCTACAAGGCCGATAGTCTCGCCAACCTTGATTGGGTCTCCAACCTTTAGAGTTGGTGGCTTTTGTAGGTGGCAGTAGCCGATGTACCAGATGTTGCCCTCTTTGTCCGCAACGGACTGTACGATTACGTTACCAAGAACTTTTGACTCTCCAACGAACTTGATTCGGCCGTTACCTACGGCTGGAATCTTGGTTCCACCAGGCATAGCCCAGTCAGTACCAGAGTGTGGTTGTAGTTTCATTTTCTTGCGGAATGCACTCATTTCACCGTAGTGCTCGGTTACCTTCTTTTCAGGGAAGGGTAGTTTCCAAGGTGTAAAAGCCATGGTGTTCCTTTCGATGGAATCAATTGTTTGTGTTGGTCATCTTCGGGATTGTGGCTCGTGAATGATTCTGAAATCTATTCAGACTCATTTTGTGCTGACTTTTTAACAGGTTTCTTGGACGAGTTAGTCTCTGAGTTACATTGTACCTTTTTAGCTGTGGATTCAAAGCCTATCCTTTGTAAACCAGGGGGCACTGGTCACCTCTGCCAGCACCCCCTGTCTCGTTACCTTGTCGGGGTTTCCTTCCACTTGCACGTGGCAGGTCTGTTCAAGTAAAATAATCTCATGATAAGATTTCTCCTACTCTGCTGGCTGGTGCTGTGCACCCT